CGGATGCTCTCGTAGAGCGTCCAGGTGCAGCACCCGGCGCGGCATGTGCCGCTTCGGTCCGGGCAGTTCCGGCCGCAGGGCGGCGGGATGGGCCGCATGCGCGGCGCAAAATAATTCACGCTGATTCCTCCTGCACGTGCTGCAGCCATGCCGCGAGCGTTTGCAGCGCCGTCTCGCGCTGCAGCAGGTCTTCGACCGTGTCCCGGTCGACGCGCGGCATGCTCTGCAGGATCTCCCGGTCATTGGCGCAGTCATCGGCAAAGGCCAGGACGGCGTCGATGATGTCGGCCAGCTGATCCGGCCGGAGCTCTACCGGGATCTTTGGCTCGTCCTTCACCGGCTTCACAGGATCCCGTAGGTCGTCAGGCCCAGCGCGATCGCGCCGGTCGCGACGCAGGCGTCGGTCATCTCCGCATACCCGGCGATCACCGCCAGCACAAAGGCCGCGCCGCCCAGCCACACGCAGCAGGTCTTCGCCACCCGCCGCATGGCCTCCCGGTACCGCAGCTCCTCCAGCAGTCGCTCCTGCCGCTCCCTGGTCTCTTCCTCCGGCTCAAACCCGAGCCGCTCCGCAAGGTTAGTTCTCATTCTGCGTCCTCCTTCGTCTCCGGCAGGCGTTCTGCCGATTCTACCAGCGCCATAAGCCGCTTGTAGTACTCCGCCCTTTCCCTGTTGCGTTTTGCGAGGTTTGCATGCTTTTCAGACAATTCCGCCGCTCGCTCGTGTGCAGCCATGTTCTCGTACTCATTCGCCGCGTTGTTTGTTACGATTGCAAACAGCTCCAGCGTGTGCTTCAGCTCAAACCAATCGTCTCCGCTGAGAATCAGTTTCCGCATTCCGTTTATCCTCCTTCGCTTCCTGCATCCGCCTGACGAGCCGCGCCAGACGGGCGTTTTGCGTCACGAGCTTCTGCGCGTCCAGGTCAAGCCCCTTTCGCTTCAGCCCGTTTATGATCTGCGCAGCCTGGCACTCGCAGACCAGCGCCGCCTCGATCAGGTCATGCAGCTCCTGCGCATCCAGCGTCAGGTTGTAGGTCTTTACCTTCGCCATGGCTCAGTATCCTCCCTCTGTTTCGAGCAGCCACTCTTTGAGCTGCACCTGCGCGACTGCAAAGCAAAGCTCTGCGTCGCAGTCCTGGGTGCTGACGATCACTTCGTCGGAACCGTCATCTGCGCAGCCCTTCCGGTAGACCCGGATACTCCAGTCCGTCACCTTGCTATAGCTGACTTCAAGGTGCATGGGGTAGGTCAGCACCTTCTTTGCAAAAAACTTCAAAAAATCATCCACGGGGCTCCCTCCTATCTCTGCACCATCCACCGTGCCAGCTCCGTGAGCGACACCGTGTACTTGTTCCCGATGTGCCGGGCCGGGAAGCGCCGGTCAGCCAGCAGCGTCCGCCGGTCGATGCCCAGCGCCGCCTGGCATTCCGTGATCCCGATGGCCGCGCGCCCCGGGAACATATCCGTCAGCAGCTCCAGCTGCGGCCGGTATCCTTCCAGCTCTCTCGGCATCCCCTCACGCCTCCTTCTTCTCGCTCTTCGGCTGCACCATGGCAGCCATGCCCTGCATAAAGATCAGCGCCTTCTCGCGCATCTCCGGCGTCATCTTATTGATCTCAGCCGAGATCTTCTCGGCCTGCTTCTTCTGTTCCTCTGACATTGATCTCACCTCGCTTCTTTTACCCGCTCAAACGCCGCGCGCAGCTTTTTTTCCGCACCCTCCGGCGTCCGTATCCCATTCAGCACCATCGTCACATATGCGGTCGATACGCCCAGTTCTCTAGCGACCTCCGCCCGGCTGACGCCTGCGTTGTGCATATCTCCGATAAGTCTGCCTGTCCATTCCTCTGGCATTTCACTTGTCTCCTTCTGTTAATTTTGTTGACTTCACTTTGGCAGTCTGATATTCTGTCTGTATGCCCGTTGCGGCAATCTCAAAGGAGGTGGTCTCTTGACCAAACTTTTGACCTTGCCCGTTCCAGACCGGATCCCCGGCGTCATGCGATAGGGCAAGGGGCAGAGCCGGGACTGCCAAAGTGAAGCGGCGCGCCACAGAAGCATGAGAACCATTCATGCCTGTCATTGCCGACGCCGGTACAGCCACGCAGGATCATACCCTGTATAAAAAATGGGCTGTATCACCGCACAAAGAATGCGGGGCCTGGCGGTGCAGCGCGTTCTGGTAAAAAAACTCGGAGGGAAATGCACGTATGATGGTTCCATGCGTGCGTTTTCTTTTTCTCGTCCGAGTTTTGATCTCACCTCGCTTGGTTCATTTCTTTTTCTCGCTCTCGATCTTCCCGACGATTCCTCGGATTTTCTCAGCCGTTTTGTACCGGTATGCCGCTACCTCGCGGAATTTCGTCCGTTCTTCTGCTGTTCTTACCCCAGCCTCTGCGGCCTCGGCCCACTTCCGGCCGTTCTCTTCGGTTCTATCGGCCTCTTCCAAAAGGATTCTTTTAGCAAGATATTTCTCAGCTTGCGTCAGCTTTGGCATCCCCTCACGCCTCCTTCTTCTCGCTCATCAGCTTCGCCGCCGTAGCCACGCCCTGCATATAGGCGATCATGACCTCGATCTGCTGCGGGTTCATGTGCTTCATCTCACGCAGCACACCCTCGACCTGCTTCTTCTGTTCCTCTGACATTGATCTCACCTCGCTATTGTCAATCGTCCCTGCGCTGTGCTATCCTTTATCTGAAAGGAGGTGTCAGCACAGTGGATAATTACTTCATTCTCACGCCCGACGAGCGCCAGATTGCGCTTGCCTACGCGCAGGCCCGCTTCTCGGAGTGGCTTTCGCAGAACCACTCCGAGAAGGATTTCCCGCGCCGCAGATCAGCGTTCTACGCTTGCCTTGACGAAGGCGTCACGGTTGCCCTTGACTTCCGCCAGCGTAATGGCATGTAGATCCTTCGTCGCATTGATCCATTCCCAGATATAAGTTGTGGCAAACTCGAAGTCTTCTTCCGTTGCCCCCAGCTCTGCGGCTGCTTCCATCAGCCGCAGAGCCAGTTTGTGCCCGCTCGGGTTCTGGTTTTTCTTCAGTTCCTCGTATTGCTTCAAGGATTCCGTCGGTTCTGTAAACTGCATTGATCTCACCTCGCTTGGTTTATTCCTTGCCCATACCGTAGCATGGATTCTCCATATTGTCAAGCATTATTTTATTCTTTTTCCATATTTTTTGATTGACATTTATTCCGTGCTGTGATAACGTAATGCCAGAAAGAAGGTGATTTGATGAGCACGATCAATGAGCGAATCGCATTCCTAATCAAGGACCAGGGCCTGACGCAGTCCAAATTCGCCGAGCGTATCCATCTTGCGCAATCCCATATTTCTAAAATATGTTCCGGTATCAATGTCCCAACCGAGCGCACGATCTCGGATATCTGCCGGGAATTCAACGTCTCCCTCGCCTGGCTCGAAGACGGCGAAGGGGAAATGTATGTGCAGCGCAGCGCGAATGATGAGCTGGCCCTGCTGGTCACGGATATCATGTCCGACGCGGATGACTCCTTCCGGAAACGCTTCATCTCCCTCCTGATGGCGCTCCCGCCGGAAAAATGGAGCGAAATTGAAAATTTCGTAAAAAAATTAAACGGAGACGCTTGACCGTCTCCGTTTATTTTTGTATTCTGGTAGGGGGTGGTATTTTGAGTTTCCGCTATTGGCTTATGTATCTCGGTGCTTCCTTGCTTATCTATGTGGTTGCTGCTCTATTGAATCATTGGCGCATGTGCAAAGATCCAGATAATAAAACCGTTTCGGGTTCCCTCGTTTTTATTCTCACAATCATCCTCGGCATCCTTGCTTTCCCTGCAACGCTGCTTCTGATGGGGTTGGTTGAACATCTTCTCATGAAGCGTCTTTCCGGCAAGGACGAAGAATCATACAGGCACGGATACTTCAACGGATATGATGACGGTTCCAAGCACATGCCTTACGATTCTTCCATGAAATGAAGTCTTTACGATGAGATTTTTCCGTCACTTTGTCCGTTGCTCTTTGCTCATATGCTGCATCATACTTCTTTTTTTACCTTCCGTTTCTGCTCACCGAGGCCGGACGGATTCTCGCGGCGGGCATATCGACCACAGCACCGGCGAGTATCATTATCACCATGGTTACAGCGCCCACCAGCACACCGATCTCAATGGGGATGGCATCCCCGACTGCCCATACGATTTTGACGATCAAACAGGCTCAGCTTCCGGTTCATCTTCAAGCCGTTCTTCCAGCCAGCATTTATCATCGATCTCTTCTAGCAATCCCCCCTCCGATGATTCTTTTCTCTCCAGTCTTCCGCCTGCTCTCAATTTTGTTCTCGGCTTACTCGCCTTATTTACAGTAGCAGCTGTTTTAAGTTTTGTGTTTGCCATAATCATCGTCCTCATTGATAAACTCAAAAATCACACTAGGCAATAGTCTCTTGTGATCTCCCGCCGGAACGGTTTCCCGTTCCGGCGCTTATTTTATGATGTTCCGCAGGAATCGCAGGATGATTTTCATCTGATCCAGTGTGGCTCTCTCTAAAATGTTTTCAATCTGTTCCATCGTCTTTTCCATTCCCGTCTCCATTTCTCCACAAAAACCGCGTTCTTTTTTTGTTAATCTTTGCCTCTTGTTCGCGCCTCCCGAAAGTTGTAAGATATAGGTAAGCGTCGCCCGCGCCGCTGGCCGAACAACGGCGCGGGCTTTTGCTTGCGCAGGCGACCGGGAGCCGTCTGTAACTTTAGGGTAGCCTGTCCACGGTAGACTTGTAAAGATATGACAGTTGCTTTTTGCAGTCAGACGTCTTGCTTTTTTGGGGGGAATGACATGTTTTGAAGGAAAAATTATCTGATTTATGCCGTGAGCAGAAGCAGACGATCACTCCGCACAAAACAAATCAGGACGTCGCCGAAAATACCGACCTTTCCGTCGGCACCGTCTCCCAGTTCTTTCGCGGCGACATCAAAAATCCGTCTGTTTACACGGTCGGCCCGATCTGCCGGGAGATGGGCGTTTCTATGGATGAGTATTTCGGCATCCCGCCTGCCGAGCCTGCCGAGCCTGCCGAGCCTGCCGAGCCTCCCGATGCCGAAAAACTCCGCGCCGAGAACGCGGCCCTTCGTGCGCAGCTTGCTCAGCAGCAGAAGTCCCTGCGCATGCACCGGCTTGTGACGCTCATCCTCTTGGGTATTCTTTTGCTGTGTGCCCTTGCGCTTTTGGTCGACGTCCTCAGTCCATCAATCGGCTGGATGCGCACATAAATAAAACCGCCCCGGCTCAGCGCCGGAGCGGTATTCTTGGAGGTTTTACGATGCCAATTCCCAAATACTACGTCAGGCCGGACGGCCTGCATGAATCCATTATCACAGTCAACGGCAAGCGCAAAGCGTTTCGCGGCAAGACAGACCGCGAGGTCTGGAACAAGATCAAGGCCTACCGCGCCGAAGCCGAGAAGCCAAAGACCGTCCCGTTCTCCGACGTCGCTCACGCCTGGTGGAACGAGATCGAGCCAACGCTTGCGCCGAATTCCCTTCGCAATTATTCCCCTGCCTATGAGCGCGCCGTCGCGCAGTTTGGCCCGGAGGATGTCGCCACGATCACAAGCAAAGAGGTTGAGACGTACATCAACCAGTTTGCCAAGACCCACGCAAAGAAGACCGTTATCACCCAGCGCCAGATCATCCGACAGATCCTGAATAAGGCTCAACGCGAAGGTTACGTCTCTTTTAACGCTGCGCAGGCAGTTCTTCTCCCAAAGAACCTTCCGCAGAAGCGCCGCCACGCGCCGCCCGCTGATCAGATCCAGAAGATCAAGGACAACCTAAACGACGACTTCGGCCTGTTTGCCTTCCTGATCTATTATACCGGCTGCCGCCGCGGCGAGGCCGAGGGTCTGCGCTATGAGGACATCGACCGGGAAATGGGCCGGATCTACATCCGCCGCAGCGTTTACCATACCGGCCCGACGCCCCAGATCAAGGAGCCGAAGACCGCTGCCGGTATCCGCTCTGTCCCGTTACTCCCCGCGCTGGCTGCTGCACTTCCGCAAAAGGAGCACGGCTATATCTTTTCCAACGACGGCGGAAAAAGTCCGCTCCCCGGCTGGCTTGTCACCGACCAGTTCGACGCCTACCGCAAGCGCACGGGCATCACCGTCTCCCCGCACGAGATCCGCCACGGCTACGCGACCGCGCTCTACGAAGCCGGTGTGGACTTCAAGCTCGCTCAAAAATTCCTCGGCCACGCGCAGCTCTCCACCACCATGGATATCTACACCGATATCCTCGATACCCGCATTGATAAAGTCGCCGCCCAGATGGACGCGGCCTTTTAATTGTCCCTTTTACTGTGTCGGTTACTGTGTTCATACCCGTGTATTTTCGTGCTAGGATATGCTACGTCTTGCTACCTTGCAATTCTCGCAAAAAGTTTTGTTCAATCATAAACAATCCGTCTTTTAAATGCTATTCTACCAAAAAAGATAAAAAATAAGACGCAGGAATTTAAATTCCTGCGTCTTTATCTTTGGTGGACCTGAAGAGACTCGAACTCTGAAAAAATACTGTATTTTCAATGTGAATTTTTAAACTGTGTTTATTCTGTGTCCAGTCCCTTTTCTGTGTTCTCAGCTCCTTGCGATATGCTCATAATACGCCATGAGCTTCTGTTCCGGCCCCGGGCCGTCCTTGTCGAGCAGGAACGCCTTTGCCAGCGCGGCGTAGAACTCCGGGCGGTTGAGGCCGAACTCTACGGCGACGGGGTAGTAGTCCGAGTACATCATGTTCATGGTCACGCCCCACGCCCAGCGCGGGATCTCGTGCGCCTGAATGCCCATGCTCTCTGCCACGGCCGTTGTCTGTTCCATCGTCCAGTGTGGGCCGGTCGTGCCGTCGGCGTTTTGCATGTTGGCTGCCCACTGCATCGCCGTTTCGCGATCAAATGTGGCCGGCTCCGGCTTGTCGTGGTGCCCGTGCAGCTTTTCGAGCCTGCAGATCGTCTTCGCGTACAGCCCGACTTCCTCTGCGCTGCCCAGCGTCACGGGTTTCTCCATGGCCTCGTGCAGCTTTGTGTAAAGTTTTTCGATATATTCTTTCATCTCGTCATGCCTCCTGGATATACCGGTAGAGTTTATCGACGTCGTTCTGATCAAACCGCATATCGCCCAGCAGCGGGACGGATACGGTCAGCTTGTTTTCAAAGCGCGGCCTGGCCGCGTTGTAGAGCTTGTCGAGGTCGATGTTTCCGGCGTCGTCAAAGATCTGCATCATCTTGACCGCCGGATTCTCACGCAGCGCAAGAACCTTTTCGCGGCTGCCCTCCATGATGAGCGCCAGCATGATCCCGGCCCCGATGCCCTTGCCACCTGGCAGGTGCGGGATGACCTCATTGTCTGCGTAGCGCATCGCGCCGCGCATGGCCTGATCTATCGTCACTGTCATTGCAGCTTCCCTCCTTTAAGGATGGGGGCGGCGGTTGCCGCCCCTTGCGTTTACTTGTTGCAGCAGCCACACTTCGGGAGCGGATCGTAGAGCGTCTGCGCCGTGGTCGCGGTGCCCGTGGTGACGTCGGCGACCTGCTTGGGATAAAAGGTCGCGTTGACGTAGGTGACGATGGAGTTATCACCGCAGCAGCGGCGCTCGGCCTCCATCTTGACCGCATCAAGTGCTTCCTTGCGGACGGACTCGACGTCCTGCTTGACCAGCGCGAAGCTGTCCTCGGTGCGCTGGTTGTGGACGGCCTGCTTGCACAGCGCCTCACGGACGTCCTTGAGCTGCCCGTCGATATAACCGTACATCTCCAGCATCTTGCCGTCGTTGTACGTGTTGGCCTTGAGCAGCGCGATCTCGCTGTCCTTCGCGGCCAGCTTCTGTTCGCGCTCCAGATCGTAGCGCGTGACCGGCATGTTCTCGCTGCACGTCGGCTCCTGCTGCCGTGCGGCGAGCATGGCGGCGACCGTCATGGCGGGCGTGACCGCCGCAGCGATGTCAGCTGCTTCCGATCTCTTGTTCTGGTTGAGGCCGCCCAGCAGATTGCCGAGCCCGCCGTTTGCCAGACCCAGCGCGGCGCCGCCGATGCCAAAGCCCAGCGCAGTCCCTGCGAGTCCCTTGCTTGCGTATTCCATAAAAAATCCTCCGGTAAAAGTAGTAAGCTGGCCAGCTCCTACTCTCATTGTGCGGCTTTCCCGGTTTTTATGGGGGACAGTTCCGGGACATTTGTGTACCATTTGTGGGAACTTTTGTTTTTATTTTTTATAAAATATTTTGAAAGCCTCTTGACATATACGGTATTACAGTATATAATATAGCCATAGACACAAAGCAAAACAAACACGACAAAAAATCGGAGGATGGAAGACATGTTTAATATCGTTTCCGCGTGGGGAGCGCAGACAAATCCCCACTATGACCCGGACACTGCAAACAATGGCGGAGGTTACTGGCAGTTTTCCGGCGGTATCGTTGTCGACCTTAACGGCCAGCTTGTCACCGTCGAGGTCGACGACACGTCCTGCGGCGACTTCGGCTCGCGGTACTACGTCGACGTGATTGCCGACGGTTATCACTGGCGCTTTTCGGACGGCACAATGGACGACGCGTCCATTGACACCCCGGAGGATGTCTTGGGCGTTCTGCGGTCAATCTCCGGCGTTCTGGGCGTGGACGCCGAAGCGCTGATTTCTGCCGCGTTGAATGCGGCGAACATCTGCGCGCGGGAGGTATGCTATGCCGACTGACACCCAGCGCCGCGCTCGCAACAAGTGGGATGCAGAAAACATGTCCGTGATTTCCTGCAAACTAAAACGGGAGATCGCGGAAACCTTTAAGGCTACGGCGAAAGCCAACGGCACGACTCCGAATGAACTGATCCGCAAATGGATCGATGCGTATATGCGGCAAAACATGCCAGCAGAGCAACCTTCGGCTGAAAAAATATGATTTGAATGTAAAAGAGCCCGCCCGGAGCGTAATGCTCAGGGCGGGCTGCTTTGTGCCAGGCGGCGGGCGATATTGTAGATGTGCGGCAGGCGGCGGGAGATGGTTTTGCGGTCGACGCCGATCTCGGCGGCGGCGTCCATCTGCGGGAGCCTGCGCACGATATAAAGCTTCACGATCTGCCGATCGATCTCGTCTAAAATTGCCTCGTCGGTGACGCGCTCCCAGTCGCTGCGCGTGAGTGCTTCCAGCTCCTTCGGCAGAGCCAGGCGCGCAGTTATGCTTTCGTCACTCCCTTCGGCCCGCCGCCGGGCATGGCTTACTTTTCCTTGTGCTTCAGCACAGCGATATTGCCCTTGTTACTCACTTCGAGATCCAGCGCGGCGGCGATATCGCGGACCTTGACGTAGTTCGTGCCGTCTTTCAGGATACGCTCAACGGCGACTTCTTTACCGTCCACGATGATCTTGCTCTTTTCGACCACTTCTTTTTCCCCCTCTCCGTTCTTTCCATCTTCGAGTGCCATGACCGTATGGCCCTCGCTTACCAGCACGTCCCCGCGCAGGAGATTGGCGTCTGTCGTCAGGTACTTGCTGCCGGTCAGCAGATCAAAGTCTCCCATTGCGGGCCAATCGTGCAGCATGCAGTATGTCGTGCAGCTGTTGCCCTGCCGACGGTAGAGCGCTTCGACCGACGCGCAGCCTGCAGCCACGGCGCAGAGCGTCATGAGGCCGGAGCAGTCCGTTTCCACGGGCTTTGTGATCTTGCTCGCGTCCCATCCGACGGCTTTGGCGGCCTCATACGCCGTGTTCCGGTCGCTCATGTCGTAACCGATATTCCGGTTTTTAATGGCCGCCTCGCACGTCTGCGCGGCCCGCTCGGCCTTTTTACGGTTCTTATAGCGCAGGACACCGAGCCAGCGGCCATTGTACCAGTTAGAGATATTCAGCTCCCGCCCGGTCTGGTTGCCGGGCTGCTGGTTGCGTCCTCCGGTTTCGCCGAGGCTGGCCTGTCCGATCTTGATACTCATACCCGCTCACTCCCGTACAACTCGTGATGCAGCTGCAGCACTGCGGCCTCGATTAGCTTGTCGACGGTCTCAACGTCAAATTTAATACCTTTCCCCGCGAGGAAACTGATTACATACGCTTTCTTTTTGTCGCCCTCAGACGCCGCATAGAGCTGCTCCGCCGCCTTTACGCCGATCTCAACGTAGGTGCGGAGCGTTTGCAGCTTATCCGCGTCGATCTTCGTCTTGATCCACGGGATCAGAAATGCCGAAACGAGCGCGCTGATGAGCGCGATCACTGCCGAGATGATCTGTGTGTAGTCCATATGTATGCTCCTTTCAATCTTTCAGCACGATCTCTGCGATGCGTGCTGCCGCTTCCGGGCCGTATTTTTCAGCCCATTTATCCATGTACTTCTGCGCGTACTTCGCGCGGTTTTCATTTTTGGCTTTCCAGAGGTAAAACCCGCTGGAAGCTGTTGTTTCAGCCAGCACCGCAAGCGTGATCTCCGTCAGGTCTGCGCCTGCCGCGCAGGCGATAATGAGTGCGAGGCTGACGAGCGCGCTGCAGATCAGCCACTTCTTGCTAAACTCCATTGCGTTCGCATTGCGCCTCCAGCTGGTGCAAAAACTTTTTTACATCGCCGTTTCCGCCCAGCTTGACGTATTTCTGCCCGGCAATCAGGCGCTCTGCCATTGGCATTTCTTCCGACATGATGGTCAGCCGGAGAATTGCGAGATATTGCTCGTCCTGATGCTCCTGCATTTTCCCGAGCTTTTTGTCGATCTCGGCGAGATGGTCGCCCTGGGAGTCTACCTGTGTTTTCTTCTTCTGCGCTGTGCCGACGATGGCCTGAATGACCGTCGTCAGCGCGGACGAGCCGAGGACGGCGCAGATGATCGTGATGGTTCCAGCATCCATGTTTTTACCTCTTTTCTGTCTTCGCCTGCCACGTGATATCCCTGCCGCAGACGCCGGTCAGGCGGTCGCGGAGGTAGTTCAGCGCCGTCCCGACGCGGTTGAGGTCAACGGCGTTGTATGCGCCCTTCATCCCCGCCAGTCACTCCGCCAGCTCCGCCGCCGTCATGCCCGCGTAGCCCTTCACGGCCAACTCGTGCACGCGTGCGACGTCCGCTGCAGTTCGGTCGGTGATGAGGGTGTCAATAATCATACTCATAGAAGCTCCTTAACGCTCGTCGGCTTGTTTATCAGAATGACCTTAAAGATCATATCTACATGATTAGAAACACCATGCCGCCGCGATACCGTCCACCTCGGACGCGACGCTCCAGTCCGCCTCACCGTTCCATCCCGTTCTGTCAAAGCAGGTGGTGCTGTTGAGTCTCGGCGAGCGCAGATACCATGCACGGTTTTTCTTCCGGTTGGCCGCCGTCTTGTAATACTCGTACTGCGTGCCCTCGCCTGGATAGGAGAATGTCCGTGTGCCCTGTACCTCGATCTCCGACAGTAGGAATAGCGTGTCCTCCGTCGTGTCGATAGCCGAGCTGGCGCTGCCTGCCGAGGTTTTCTTCGTCACGGCTTTCATCGCAGCCACGACCTCTGCCGGCATCACCTGTCTCAGTTTCGGGAACGCATTGTACGTTCGCACCAGACAGTTCACCCAACCACAGCTATTGCTCTCTGCGCCGTTCATCTTATACTGCGTCGCGTAGGTCGTGTGCATCTGGAATGTCAGCGGAGCCTTGCCCGAGCCGTCGGCATAATCGTCGTGGTTCTTGCCGATGATGTCGATCGCGTAGGTCTTGTTGTTGATCGTCATGTTGCAGCTGTCGCCGACGTTCCATGTGTTGGGAACTTGTTTCTCTTGACAGGCCTTAATAATTGCAGCCCAGCTGTTATTTCCGAACACGGGGTCGATCATGGCCAAATCGACATTAGCTGTCCCAACCACAACATCTGCCGTCTTTGTTGTGCTTGCTGTCGCTGCTGTTACCGTCCATGTTCCAACCTCATCGACTATCAACGTGCAGTTTCCACTCGCATCTGCCGTCCCGGAAGCCGTCTTGCTCCCCTTCGTGGCCGTGACGGTCGCACCCGCGCTGGTCGTGACGACGATCTGCAAGTCGGGCGCGCCCTCGATGGCCTGCACCGCGCTCACGAACCCGTCCGGGAACGCAAGCTGTGCGGACGTGCCGCCCTTCGTGCGGATGGCGTCCGCAACCGCCGTCAGGTCGGCGTTCAGCTGCGCGGAATCTACTGCTTTATCCAATGCCATCAGTAGTTTCCTCCTGTCCATTCTGGCAGCGCGGCAAGCACGTCCTGCACCAGCGCGGCCTTATCCGCCGCCGTAAAGTAATCCGTCCCCTTGACGGGCGTTGCGCCCGCAGGCCCCTGCGCGCCGGGATCGCCCTTGTCGCCCTTGTCGCCCTTCTCTCCGCGCGATGGCTTCCCGGTGTCGGTATCTCCCAGATACCAGTTGCCGTTCGTGCCGATCGTCGGCGTGACGCCGTCTGCGCCCTTTGCGCCGGTCTCTCCTGGGTTGCCCTTTTCGCCCGGATTGCCCTGCGGGCCTTTGATGTTGACGCTGTCCGGGTTCGTTTTCCCGCCGTCGTTCGTCCAGCTGAGCGTCCCGTCCGCAGCGACCGACGGCGTGAATGTCGTTCCGGCCGCGCCGGTCCCGCCCGTCTCGCCTTGCTCTCCCTGCGGTCCCTTGTCGCCCTTATCGCCTTTCTCGCCGCGCGACGGCTTCCCGGTGTCGTTCTCGCCCAGATACCAGTTGCCATTTGTGCCGATCGTCGGCGTCACGCCATTTGCGCCTGGCGCGCCGTTGTCTCCGGCCGGACCCGTTGGCCCCTGAGGCCCCGTCTCACCCTGCGGACCCGTAGGTCCTTGCGGTCCAGTCTCGCCCGGTTCGCCCTTCGGCCCCTGTTCGCCCGGATCTCCCTTGTCGCCCTTTGCGCCCTGCAGCGGTCCGTTGTTGACCCACGCATTCGTCACGCCGTCGTAGATGTAAATGTCATAAGGTGCAGCCGCGCCCACGCCGTAGGCGTCTCCTACCTCCGGATTCTTGACCGACGCCTGCAGCGCGGAGACCGAGCCGTAATATCCCTTGACCACAAATCCGGAGCCAGTGTCTCCCTTCTGCCCCTGCGGACCTGCCGGGCCAGTCTGGCCGGTCTCACCCTGCGGGCCGGTCTGGCCCGGGTCTCCCTTCGGGCCGGTCGCGCCGGTCTCGCCTTTGTCGCCCTTTTCGCCGGGGGCACCCTTTGGGCCGGTCTCGCCCTGCGGGCCCCGCTCGCCGGTCTCGCCCTGCGGACCGGTCGCGCCGGTCTCGCCCTTGTCGCCTTTATCGCCCTTCTCGCCCTTGACGGTCTCGACGTTAAAGTCAAATGTCTTCCCGTCCGAAAGTGCGATCGTGTACGTCGCCGTCGTCCCGCTCTGCGATTTCTTCGTGATCGACGTGATGCTCGCGCCTGCCGCGCCGGTCTCGCCCTGTGCGCCGGCAGGTCCGGTCTGCCCCTGCGGCCCCGCCGGTCCCGTCTCGCCCTTCGGCCCCTGCGGGCCCATGACCGAGCCAAGATCGATCGTGCTGCCGTCTGTCAGCGTGAAAATCAGCTTCCCCGCGTCCGTAACCTCCACGGCCTTTACCCCGCGGGAGATCAGCCCTCCGATCGTCACCATGATCTGATTCGGAATCTCTACCCTCATACCTGCTCCTTACTCCACGAATGCCCGGTTCCCGCTTGCCAGCGTCGTCTTGTCCCCGTGCGTGTACCGGATATCGTAGGTGTACTTTCCCTTCGTGAATTTTGCCGTGACCGTCGCGTCGAAGTTCAGCGTGACCTGGTCATTCTCCACCTTCGCAAAGCTGAACGTGTGGACGGTCTGCCGCGTATCGTCCAGAAACACGACCGCCATGCTGTCCGTCGTCCCGATCGTGACGGCCTCGCCGTCCTGGTCCTTCAGGTCGAACCGCAGCACGATCGAGAACGTGTCCCCTTCGTACCACCGCAGCACCCCTTTGTCGATCCTCGGGCTCGGATAAGCCCCCGGAATTGGCGTCGCCATACCGCATCCCTCCTTTTCATCCAGTGTAGCAGACCCAGCCGCCGGATTCACCCCACGCACGCAGCACTTTCCGCTTGCCATTCCCTCCCGCCGGTGCTATACTGGTCCCATCAAATACAAGGAGGCTTCCCCATGCTCGACGAAAAAGATATTGAGAAAATCCAATCCATGATCGACCAGGCCAAAGACGACATGCTCAAGCAGTCCGCAGCCAACACCCGCGTCATCATCGAGAGCAGCGTCATGAAGAAGCTGGACCTCCTGATTGAAGGGCAGCAGGCGCTCCTTGATACGCTCGCGCCGAAGAGCCGCGTCGAAGAGCTCGAAGAAGAGGTCTCCTTCCTGAAATCTATCGTCCGTCTGCACAGCCAGCGCCTCGCGGAGCTGGAAAAAGCGCAGTAATTCCAAAAACCGAAGGCCGGGGCATTCGCCCCGGCCTTCTTGCGTTACTTGCTGTCTTTCAGCCACTTGTCAATATCCTTGGACTTATCCACCCGGTTGAACCCCAGTGCCACATAGGCCGCCAGCAGCTTCTCCTTGAGCTTCTTCCGCTCCTCAGACGAGGCCGCAATGTACTTCGGCTTGTATTCCGTCGTGATCGCGTTGCCGATATCGCCCTTCTCGGTTCCGTGGTCAAAGTATTCCTTTGCCGCCGCTTTCAGATCCCCGCCATCTTCGATAGTTTGCAGGATCTTGCCGTACTTCGTATAGTCCTTCCCGCCGGTCCACTCCTTGTAGAGCCAGTACGCCTTGTTCTCATCCTCGGCGTAGTCGTTCGCAAGGATCTTCTGGATTGCCTTCTCCTGCGTCACGGTCCCGGCGGCGACGGCATCCTTGAGATCCTGCTTCTGCCTCGCGTCCTGCGCGTCCTGGATCTTCTCGTTCATGTAGTCGATCCGCTCCTGCGTGCTCATCGGTTCCATCTCCGCCTTCTGCGCATCCCCGGCAAGGACCTGGTAATAATACTCTGCCTTCGCCTCGTCGCTGATATCATAAGCCTTCAGCAGCATCATCTTGTCATAGTTCTTCTCCAGCTTCCGCGCCGCCTGGATGAACGCATAGGTCTCCCGCTGGTCCTCGCCTCCCTCGGTCATGCCCTGATAAGCGGCAGTCTCCTTCGCGGACAGCGACTTGAACCCGCTCTCCACCCAGCTCTGCGCCTCCTCCGTCGCCGTCTTGCCGAACAGCAGCGCCTGCGCCCAGCTCTTCGCCCGGTCAGCTGCGTTGTCGTTATACAAAGGATACTGCAGAATGTCGCGGCCCTCGTTGTCTACCGTGTAGCTGCCGCCGCGAGCCGCCGCCGTCGCGCCCTGATATGCCTTGCGGATCTGCCCGCCGCCGAACGGCGTCGCCAGATACAGGCCCGGTTTGATAAGCTCGTCTGTGATCGTCTTTGCCTTCTTTGCTGGGGCCATGTCCTCGTTGCTTGACCAGATTGCTTTTCTGATTTTCGCGAAGCTTGGGATCGCGGAATCGATAGCGATTCGTCCGCTATCAATGTCAACACCCCATTTCTCATCCAGCCCCAGCACGTTGACCACCTGCATTCCCGGCAGCTCTGACAAAATCGCTCCTTCAAGGTTTGTAATCGCCTGTTCCGTGCCCGGCTTCTCCTTCGTGAAGTCCCATTTCCCGGATACCGCCGCCTGCACCGTGTTCGGCAGCTGATACCCCGTGAAATCTCCGACCGTATCATTGATGATATCCAGCGGATCCAGCGCCGCGCGCCTGCCCACAATGCTCTCGTAGAACTCATTGTAGATCCACGCGCCGATGAGGAATTTGAACATGGCCTTCGCCAGTGCCGCCACGCCCTTCTTCCGCTCCTCCTGCGCCATATCCTTGAAGATCCAGCTGAGCTCATTGTTGACCTCCAGCTGGAACTGCGTGAACAGCTTCACCAGCGGGTTCCGCGCAGAGTACAGCGTCGGCGTCGAGCCTTTGCTGCGGTCTGCCATCACGCCGGATGCAAACTGGTCCGCCTCCTGCATCGCGCTCATCTCGCTCATGCCCCGCCGCAGGTTCTGGTAATACCGCGCACGGACGACGCTCCCCGTCGTAAACGTGTCGATGGATTCCATCATCCAGCCTGCACCGGCGGAGACTTTATCCATCGTGCTCATGGCCAGCCGCCTGTAACCGCTGCGGTTGTTGATGAACGTCGACGCAGAATCCAGCCCGTCCGCCGTCTTGTAGTTTTTCAGCGTATCCCACATGCCGCGCAGCACGTCCGCCGTCGACACCTGGCTCCACGCCTGCGTAATCGGGATGACGTTTGTGAGTGCCGAGCCCACGTTTGCCGCGACCATGTTCGCGCCCACGCGGGACTCAAACTTCTTCATGACGTTGTAGAACTTTCGCCCCATGAGCTTTTCCATGCCCCGGTCGAGCCGCGACTTTTTTCCCGCCAGCAGGTTCGTGTATTCGTCCAGCTCATCCACGAAGTTGGAAAGCCCATACCGTCCGTTCTTCGTCAGGTTTGCAACCTGCTCGTTGGCTTCGTCCGGGTTGAGGAACGGGTTCATCATGATCGCATCGATCCGCTGTTTCAGGCCCTCGTCCGACGCCCGATACCGGATCTGCGTTGCCAGCGCCCGCAGCCGCTGAATGTCCGCCGTGTGGAAGATCACGTCCGTCGCGACCTCGATGTACCGGTCGAAGCCCTGCAGCGCGTCATACGCCGTCGCGTAGCCGAGTCGGTTCTGGATATTCGCCATGTACCGGATGCCGGGTTTGAAGTTTGCCGTGAGGCCGTTGATCGTCGCAGGCAGCGGCGACACATCGCCCTCGATCCCGGCCGCCCTTGCGAACTTCTGCAGAATGCTGCCGCCTTCCTCGTTCTCCTGGAAGTGTGGGAAATATCCCTGCAGATAATTGACCGGCTCATATCCATTCTCAATGCGCACCCGATTCATATCCTGGAACAGCTTGTCGTAGACCTCATGGAAAACCTTCACGGCTGCCCGCACCTTGCCGAGATCCAGATTTGGGTTCTGCTTCTCGAATTCCTGAATGGCCGCGTTCCACTCGTCAAACGTCATCCCCCCGCGCCTTTCGACACGCGGATGCTGCTTGAGATAGTCCCGGTTGAATTCCGCCTCGCCCAGCCACTGCACCGCATAGCTCTCGGATACCAGATTTCCCTTCCGTACCTGCCGGTCGAGTCCCAGCGCCCGGATCCGGTTCTGCTGCTGCACGAGGTAATTCTTGCGTTTGCTCTCGTTTTCGTGTACGGGCCAGAAATACTTGTTGATAAACGCATTGGCCTTTTCGTCAGAGACCTTGCCCTTCCGCGCGATATCCCGGATGTTCCGCTCCATCGTCTCGCGCTGGTACTGGATCCCCATAGCCTTGTCGACCCACTTGACGGCCTCTGCTTCCGTCAGCGCCTGCTCGGCAAAGTCCCGCAGCCCCTGCTTGCGCTGCGCGTTCCATGCCTTGAGCTTCAGCGCCAGCATATCATAGTCAGCCTTTGCCTCGTAGACCTTCAGGATCTGCTGCCCGTTTTCCAGCCCTGCCACATAATCCGGGCTTGTCTCCCCGCGCAGCAGCCGGTTCACGATCTTCTGGTCGGCTTCCGTCAGCAGCGTCTTGCTCTGCGCTTTCTCGACCACTCGTCTTGCGTCCTTCAGCTGCGCCCACATCTGCTTCGTTTCTTCCGCTGTCTGCGGAATAGCAAGCTTTTCTTTGGCCTTGTTCTGCGCGTCCAGATACCGCTGCGCCACGCGCAGCCCGCTCGTCAGCCGGTCAATGGATTCCGTGAAATTCGCCTGCTGCCACTTCTTGAAGCTCGCCGCCTGCGGCCCGTAGTATTCATCCAGCGTCTTCTGTACCTTCTGAATGCCGCGCGCCACATCGTAGATCTGCATCAGCTGGTCGCTCGGCGCGGTAATGTCTGCCGGAAACAGCTCCGGCGCCATTTCCCGAAGCTGCTGATACGCCACATCCACCGGCAAGCCGTCCTTGCTGATCGTCAGTGTCCCCATGGCCGCCTTCCGGAACAGGTTGTAGTCCGCAATGTCCTGCCGGTCCTTCTCGGAGATGGAAAGCTTCTGATCCCGGATGAACTTCTTGAGGTCGCCGTACTGCTCAATATACTGCGTATCTTCTTCGATTCCCGCCTGATAGGCCGTTTCAAAGAGATCATTCAGCTTTGCCCGGTCAAGCTGCCCGTCCGTAAAGAACGTCCGCAGCGCCTCCTCGGCCATCGGCCGCAGAACCTCCCGCTTCGCCTGCCCCGGCACGCTCAGATTCTCCGCCAGCTCGTTCACCAGTCCGGACTCCAGCCGCCGCACATACTGTGCCGCCTTCTCCCCCATCAGATCCCGATACCGCCCGTCCTGCGAAGAATACCGGATATCCGGGTTCGTCTTGTCGAACGTCCCGATGTTATCCGTAGCGGATTTGATCTGTGTGGAATCAAATACAACATAGAATTTGTCGTAAGCCAGATCTTCCTTGCTTCCATCATATTCAAAAATCACGCCGTCGTGCCCATGTTCTTTGGCGTAGCGAATAAACGGTGCTTCTGCAATGTTATCCGTGAATTGTTCCGGGGACAATTTCACCGTGTACGGATTTTTCATTTTGAGATAGGCTTCAATGATACGGTTTCCTCTGCGTTCATCTGCCATGCTCTCTGCATAATCCCTTCTTTCACTGAAGAAGTACGCTCCGTTCTCCTGCTGGAAAGTATTAAATTCCGCATTCGTCCCGTGGTAAACCACTTTCGGTGTCCCGTCCGCATTCACAACCTTGCTCGCGCTCTCCGGGTGATTCTTCCAGTCCCCAAACCAGCGCTTGAATTGTTGCGATTGTGTTACATTTTTTAACTTTGGCTTGACAGTCGACCCCTCATCCCTTATACTGGCCACAAAGCCGTTGTCAGTATCAGGCATCTTGGGCATTGGGACCCTTGCCACCTGATACAAAGCAGCGGCTTTTACTTTGTCCACATAGAACAATGTTGTTTCGCCGTTATTGGATTTCTCAATCGCGTTTGTGAGCAGTCCCGTCACCGCATTCTTCTTTTCATAAATGCTGGTAACGGCATTGCTGTCAATGACAATCGAATTCTGTCTGCCGAACCCGTCAATGTACACCGGAATAATCACAGATTTTGTGTCCTTGATGAATGGCAACAGCGCAACGACGCTTGTTCCTCTCTGTGATTCAGATGCGATGATCGCGACCGGGCTTTTCATCGCACGCGGAAGCTGCTTCAACATCGGTTCCCCGATGTGATGCTCCTCATCTTTCGTTCCATTGATGGCATAGTCCACATGCGTCTGATTGATTGTGACCGGCAGCGCATTAAAGCCCACCTTCTGAAATACCTCCGGTGTCGACCCGACCACCAGCGTATCATTTTTTTCGATTTTCCCGGCTTTCCAGTCGTCCACCTGTTCTGCAAACGGCTTTGTGAAATCATACTTTTCTGCTTTTGATGCAGACATCTTCGCCGGCGGCGCTCTCGCGCTGCCGGATTTTTTCTGCCACTGGCCGACCTCCATCTTCACGTCCGCGCGCAGCTTGTTCGTGCCGTAGTCCGTGCGGTTCATGCCGGCGTAGGCATCCGCGATGATCTCCTCGACGTAGGCGTCCGTGTCGTCGCCGTAGATCCCGGCGTATGCGTCCACGTAGCTCTCGATCATCTCTTTCGTGATCTTGCCTTCTGACAGCAGCCGCTTCTGGATCTTCGCCGCCATCTCCGGCCAGCGCTTGACAAGCAGGTGATATCCCTCGTGCTTCGCCAGCTCGAACGCAGAATACTCCTCGCTGTCCGCCCGGATGAGCACGGAGCCATCCTCCGTCACGGCAGCGTCCGCATAAAACGTCTCCCCATCGATCTCCTGCGCCAGCTGCCCGGTGAAGAACCGCGCATTCTGTACTCCCATCGACCGGAAGAACTTTGCCGCCGCCTGGATATCCTCGCTTCTTCCCTCCTGCCCCTTCGGCATGACGCGCACTTTTTGCGCGTTGTTCTCTCCGAAACCGAGCTCCGAAAGCGTTACTTCATCCCAAGCTTTTGCGAGATCTCTTGCACCCTCCGCTCTCTTTCTTCCGGCGTCAGCTCTTTGCCGCTGCGCTGTGCTTTGGCGAACGCCTCCAGTCTGTCCTTCGGCACGCTGACCAGCCTGCCCGATTTGTCCTTCATCAGTAACCTCGATATTGCCATTGTTTACCCCTTTCTGCCCTGCGGCAAGGCCCGCTCGATAGGCGGCTGCCGCCACGTCCTGATTCATTCCCTCTGCATAGCGCATGGCCCGCTTCTCGCTCGCGCCGAGTCTGCCCTGCTCATAGACCTGTCCGAAGCTCTGCGCATACTGCTCCGCCGGCATGCCCGTCGTATTCCCGTTCAGGAAATACGCTGCCGTCTGCTCGTCGTAGCCCGCTCTCTGGGCCTGCGTCTGCAGATACTGTTCCTCCTGCTGCAGCGCGGCTTCGTCCAGCGCCTGCTCCGCGTCCGCCGTCTGCCGCTGGGCATACTGTACCGGATCCAACTCTCCCATGTTCTCTGTCCCCGGAATTGGCGCAAATAAGCTGTCCTGGTCGTACTGCCGCTGCGCCGCCTGCTGTGCCTGCTGAACGGCCTGTACAGACTGTTGTGCGCGGCTCTGTTCCTGCTCCTGCTGATATTGCTGCGCAAGCCTTTGGTTCTCCTGCGCCGTCTCCGCCGCGCTCTTGTAGATCTGGAACGTCTTCTCGTCCGCCTCGGTCTGCGCCTGCTCCTGCCGGGCCTGTTCCTGCAGCTGCTCGAGCCTGGTCAGCGTCTCCGGCACGCGCGGCTCCTGCCCTTCGTCCACGGCCGCCTGCTGTTCCTTCGCCACCTCACGCAGCGTGTTCTCCACGGCCTTCTGCGTCACCTCGCCGCCATTGTCCACGGTCTGCTGCAGTTCCTCGGCCAGCTGGTGCGCTTTCGTGCCCTCTTCCTGCGCCATGCCATAGTCGATGACGTCCTGCACTTCGCCGGCCTCGATGACCGCTCTGGCCGTCTGCGTGACGTTTGCCTCCAAAATCACGCGGTTCACGCCCGCATACGTCCCGGACATGGCAAGGCCGGATAGTCCGCCCGCGAGGAACGAAAGGCTGTCTTCTTTTGCGAAGTCTCCGACCATCGCCGCCAGCGCCTGCGCCGGCGTCCTGCCCTCTGCGATATAATTTGCGTAGGCCGACATGACCTCGCCCCGGTCATGCTTCGCCACCACGTCATACGCACGGTTTAGCCAGTTGGACGCGATCTCTTCCGCGCCTTCCGACGCGAACGACCGCAGCGCCTTCCTCCACACGGCCTTCCCGCTCAACATGTTCTCGATGATATCGCCCACAGAATACTTTTCCGTGAAGCCCTCGATCGCGCCCTCGACGATACCGTCGACCAGCGCGTCCGCGTTGGACTTGCCGTTCTGAATGCCCTCATAGACCGAATCCGCCGCGACCTGCGAGCCCATCACCCAGTTCATGGTCTCCGCAACCGCGTCCTTCGCCCCCGCACCGGCCACGCCGCCAAAGGTTCCGACGAGCCCCGTCGAGACCGCCATGTTGACCGCGCTGTCCAGCGCCGATGTGCCCGCCTGATAGAGGAACTGCCCCGTCGGGTTCATATTCTGCATCACGCTCTGCCGAATGCCGGAGGACAGGCGCGACGCGTTGTACGCCGGGCTGTAGATGTTCGTTGGCATATCCTCGTTCTGATAGCCGCCAGCCCACTTCGGCAATACGCCGCGCAGCGATTCCAGATTGCCCAGCGCCTTTCCGGGCGCCAGCGCCGCAGAGAACAGCGTTGCCGCAGCTTTCCCCGCGAAGGATCCGCTTCCCATCTCCTGTGCCGCCTGGTCGAGCTTCTGCGCGTTGTCGTAGTCGTCCAGCACCTTCTGCCATTCCGCCAGCCGCTTGAGCGTGTCGTCGCTGTAGCCTTTTTCGTTGAGCGCCGTCTTCGCGTCGTACTTCGCATACGCCCGCACCTGATATCCGTTCAGTTCCTGCCCGCGGTACTGCCGGAGCAGATTCTGGTCTTCCTTACTCAGGTTCCCGATCGCCTCCTGTGCCCGGGCCAGCACGCTCTGGTTGTCGACCTGCGCCTTGCGCTCCTTCAGCGCGTCGATCTCGTTCTGCAGCTGCGTCACGCTCTTCCCATTTTCCGAAAGCCCGGTCCCGGAGAAATGCGTGTCCGCCTGTTCGATCTCCAGCGCCTCGATCTGCTTGTCCAGCTCCTGCGACGTCCGCCGCATCCCGCGCACCTGATCCCGCTGCGCGGTCTGCGCCGCTTTTGCACGCCGGTTCTGCGCATCCACGTCTCCCCGCACCTGCTGCGTGGCCGGCGCAAACCGGCCGGCCAGCAGTGCGCTCTGTCCCTGCAGCGCCAGCGTCCCAAGCTTCAGCCCCTGCGCCGCCTCCACGCCGCGCAGATAATTCTGGTACGTCCCGTACTGCGTCTGCATCGCGGAAGACCGTCCGTATTCCTGCTCTGATACCTTCCCGTCGGTCTCCGCCCCCGCATTCTCCGTCTTCTTCTGTCCGCTCGCCCGGCCCTTCAGCGCGGCCCCCGGCTCGATCTGCGCGAGCTCCGCTTCGCGCACGGCATTCTGATATGCCATAAACGCCGCATACTGCTTATGCAGCGGGTCGTCCACGGTTGTCTGCCCGCTCTGCGCGTTCTTCCCGTAGTCCGGGTTCGGCAGGCCGTACTTGCTCGCGATCTGGATCTGCTTCTGGTCAAGCCGGATCCTGCCGCCGCGATAGGCGGAGGGAGCCTGCTGTGTGCTGGCTCCCTGTCCGCTGCGGATGCTCTCTGCAATCCGCTTTTGTTCCTCTGTCAGTGTGATTCGTCCCATGCTTCCCTCCGTTACCGCTGCCGTAGATACGTCGCGCCGTAGTATTCCAGATACGCCTTGAACGTATTGGACTCCAGCGCATTGTAGCCCTTGCTGTTGAGGTAGTTGTCCAGCGTCCGGCTGTCCAGATATACATTCGGGTTCTTTGCCCGGTACGCCTGCGCCGCTTTTGCAAGCGTGTTGTTCTTCTTGTCGCTCAGCTTTGAAGATGAACTGCTGCTCCCACCGCCGCCTCCGCCGCCGGATTTCTTCGCCGCGGCCTGCTCCGCCGCCAGCGCCTGCAGGTAGGCTGCGTTCTCGTTGTTTGCCTTCTGCGCCCAGTAGTCGAGCATCGTCGCCCACTGGCTCTGGTCCAGCGACCGCTCCGAGTTGTACGCGCTCCGCGCATCCGAAAGATCCGAATAATAATCGCTGACCGTATCCCGGTACCGGCCGTAGTCCGTATCTTCCCGGCCCTTCACGAGACTATACTGGTTATAAAGGTCCGTCCCCTCATCCTGATACCGCTGATATGCCTGCTGCTGCAGCTGCGGCACGATGTCGTTGAGGTTCTGCAGATACGCATTGTACGCCTGCTGGCCCACCTGCTCGCCGTAGGTTGAGCCATAGCCGCCCGTGAGTGCCGCTGCCTGCCCCATCGTGTCCTGCATGGCCAGCCGCCCGAGCCGCTGGTATTGCTCCCTGTACTGCTGGTACAGAGGATCCGTCCCCATGTCATAGCTGAATTTCTTCCGGTTCCGGATCTGGTCATACAGGCTCGTCAGCTCATCGTCCCAGCGCGACTGATACGCGCCCGGCTTGCTGGCCTTGACCTGCTCCAGATACGCCTGCGCCGCCTGCACGCTGCCCGACGGCGTGTACCCGCTCTCCAACCCGTTCAGCTTGCTTCTCGTGTAGTCCGACACGCCGGACATGGTGTAAGGGCTGTTCCTGGTCTGATAGCTGCCGCCGTAGTTCCTCGTCGTTTGGTTCTTGTTCACCAGCTGCGACTGGTAGCTGCCGTCCGCGTTCACACCCGTGATGCGGTACGTGCCGCCGCCGGTCACGACCTCGTCGCCGGCTGAAAGCCCCGCCGGGGCCCTGCCGCCCGACTCTACTCGATATACGCTCATAGTCTCACCGCCTTAAAGCTTGAAATGTGTCGCGTACTGCTTCGGCATGTACGCCTGGTTGTAGGCATTGAAGTACCCCTGATAGTAGCTGTTGTACTTCGCCGCCTCGTTCGCATACTTCGTCGTCTCCCCGTTGGCATCGCAGATCTTCATCCCCAGATACCAGCGGTAGATCTCATCATACGGCCACGGGATCAGAAGCTGGGTCTCTAAGTCCACGTCCTCTCCGTAGCCCGTAAACGGCTCCGGTTCCTTCTCGTGCTCGTGCGTACAGATGATATCCCGATACACGATCCCGTCCAGCTCCGACAGCCACCGGACCTTGTCCGGCGTCTCGTACTGGTTCGGCAGTAACCGGTCGACCGTCTCGATCGCTTCCCGAATTTTCATTTTTCCTCCTTACCAAAAGAAGGGGCATTTCTGCCCCTTCCTCTGCTTCCTGCCGTCATGGGCATTCACTTGTCAGTTGTCCGCCTGCGCGCGGCGGAAGGCTTCCTCCTCCGCCATCCGCGCGTTCATCAGGACTTCATACACCGGCAGCGGGACCTGCACGTCCTTGCCCTTCGGCACCATGAACGTCCGGCCGTTCACCGCCACGAAGCGGCTCTGCTCCTCGTTCTCCTGCCCGCGGGGCAGGTAGATCGTCTTCATGACGTTCCACACGTCTTCCGGGTTTGCCTGTACAGCCGCCGCGGCGGTCTCTTTCGTTGCCATGCTATGTGCTCCTTTCTCAGTTCGCCTCGTCCGTGCCGGAGTATGCGCTGCAGCTCTCCACGCGGACCATGCGGTCCTCGTACAGCAGCTTCGCCGCCATCTCGGCCTTGTAGCCGACGGTCGAGAACTGGTTCAGCGGGCCGCCGATCTCGTCCTTACCCTTGACGATCATCTCAAGATTGCCGCCCTCCGGGTCGATCATCTTGTATGCGTCCTTGCCGAGGAACAGCGTCGCGTACACGCTGTAGTAGACCGCCGGGTTTCCGTCAGCCGCTGCAGTCTTGACCGGGCAGGTCGAGTTGTTGAAGATCTTCGCTTCCGTCGTCTCGACAAACCGGACGCCGTGCAGCTCGCCGATCTCACCCGAGAACAGCGGCGTGACGTCTGCATACTTGTGCGCCTCGACCCATGCGTCCGAGGACCGCAGGTCGTATGCGACCGACGGGTGGATGATGGCGACGTACTTGCCGTCGATCTTCGGAGCCTTCATTTTCTTCAGCGTCGTCACGGCCTTGTTGACCTCGTCCGGCGTCAGCTTCGCCGTCAGGTCGAGGCCTGCGCGGCTGGTGACTGCCGTATGCGCGCCGCCCGCTGCGACCTTGTCGCAGTACTGCACGTTCGAGCCTGCCACGACCGCGTCGCGCACGCGCTTGTCGATGGACGTACCGGCGGAAGCGCCGAGCTCTTCGGTCGCACCCAGGATGACGTTGTCCAGCGCATGCAGCTCCAGCTGGTCGGAGACCGTCACGTACAGGCCGATCTGCTTGATCGCGCCGGTCGTGCTGGTCTGGCCCATCTTCTGGCCGGTCGGGATGACGCCTTCGGTCAGCTCCTCCGCGTCCTTCAGCGTGTTCCACTTGCGCCATTCGACGGTCTTGCCGTGGTTGCGCGGCAGTGCCTGACGGCCTGCCAGCTGCGCATGCACGAGGTTCGGCCGTGCGTTCTCGAGCAGCTGCGTGTCGTAGAACGTCTTCATGGTCGGCGCGAGCGTGTCGTTGCCGCTGAATGCGGTCGTCTGACCGGTGCCTGCGTTTACGTAGTTGCCGGTCGCGTTGACGAGCGTACCGGCGTCAGCAAAAAACTGAAATCCGACTTTGGATTTAAACATGATTTCCTATCTCCTTTCTCAGGGGATCACTCGTTCCCCTCTTGCCGCGCGGCGGCGCATGTCCTCCACCTCCGCGCGTGACCAGTGTGTTTTCATCGGGACGTTCTCTCCGCCCGCAGCGCCGGAGCCGATCTCCTGCGGCCTTGCGCCCTGTGCCTGGATGGTCCGCATGACGTTTTCCCGCGCCTGGTTCGCCACCAGCTGCGCCTGTGCCTGTGCGATCTCCTGCTGGTGGATGACCTCATAGGCCGTCTTCGGCGGCACGCCCGCGCCCATGAGCCGCGCAAAATCCGGGTTCTGCATCTCGGTCTCAAAGTCCGCGCCGTACCGCGCCGTTACATCCCGGGCAAAGTCTGCCTGGATCCCGGCAAAGGCTTCTCGCATCTGGTACTCCTGCAGCTGCCGCCGCATGGCCGTATTCTCGGCCCTGCCGGCGTACTCCTTTTTGAGGGCGTCCGCCGACATGCCCTTTTCCATGGCCTCTGCGCTATAAAGCCGCTCGTCAGCGGAAAAGCGCTGTGCCAGTGCCGCGAAGTCCGTCTTCCGCGGGTCCGACGTGTCGATCCCGTAGAGCGCGCCCAGCTGGTCAATGATCGGCGCCATCGCCTCGGCCTGCCCCTTGTACTGGTTCAGCCCGCGCACGCGCTGCTTTACGACCTTCTGCACCGCAGAATCAAAGTCCTGCTTGTACCGGCCCCGGATCAGACTGTCGAACGTTTCTTCCTGTGTACCCTGTCCCTGAGCGTCGGGGACGTTGGCCGGCTGCTGCTGCACCTGCGCCTGTGCAACCTCCTCCTGCCCGCTCTGCTGACCGGCGGCGTCAGCTGCGTTCGTCTGAACGCTTACGCCCGTGAATTCGCCTTCCATGCTATAAATTCCTTTCTGGCGCTTATTCTAAAATCATCGTAGCACAAACTTTTCCTAACTTCACCCCACGCCAGCCAGAAATAATCTCGCCGGAACGGGCAGCCGCAAGCGTCGGTTCTTATCCCGGCTGCGTGCTTTCTTCCGACTTTTTGCGCGCATTCTCCACGATCTTCGGCTCCTGCGTCTCGCCGGTGTTGATCTCCGGCTTCTCCGCTGCCGCGGCGCTCGCCTGCGGGACTGCCTGTCCGCCCTCCTGCAGGATCTGCTGCGCCAGCCCCTCACCCATGACCGGATCGTACCGGTCTGCCAACGCCAGCGCCAGCTGCTGCCACTCGACCAGCCGCTGCTGCAGGTCCGCGTTCTCCTGGACCTTCTGGATGATTGAGTCTTTCCCGTCAAAGTCCATCATGTCCAGCGTTGCAAGCGTCTGGTCTACCATCTGCGGGTTGAAGAACCCCAGTTGGAAGAACTGCAGCGCCAGCTCGTTCTGCGCCATGGACGCGTACTCGCTTGCCTTCTGCGCCGAGACCTCAATGTCGAAGACCGGCTTCCGCAGCCCGTCCGGCTGTCCGTTCGCGCCGTAGAGCGTCTGTGGCTGCAGCCCCTGATTGCTGTACTGTACGAACTGCTCTGCCCCGCGCTGCCCGATGATCCGGAACTGCCGCGGCAGATCATAGAACTGCCGGATGCGCTCAATGACCATCCGGATCATCCGCGCGTAGGCCCGGTAAGCCGACTTTGTGGAGTCCTTGCTGCTCCGGCCGGACGCCTCCTGCAGCGCTGCAATGGCCGAGGCCGCCGTCACGCCGGAGCTCGTCGCGCCGTTATTGACGTCCGTGTTTCCCGTTGTCCACTTGAGCTCCTCGATCTTGTTCTGCAGAATGGCGATATAATTGCTGTTGAGCATGTTGACCTGGATCTGCTGTAGACTGTCCTGCCCCAGATTCCCATCCACATGCACGAACGGCTTCGTCCAGTCCGCGAACTCCTGCTCATTGACCGACCCGTCCGACCGCTTGAACCACCGGGGCGTCGTCGACATGATCGCGTTCTTCACGATCGCCTGGTTCATCCGGTCGATCTGCTCCTGCGTCGACTTGCCGATGTCGATATACCCATACCCGGCAATGCTCCCCTCCACCGGGAACAGCGCGTCGACCACAAACGGGTATTCCCCGTCGTCATACAAGCCCGTCTCCGCCATGGGCTTTCCGACCGGCTGCTGCACGATGCTGCCGTCCGGCATGGTCATCGTGTCATACCGCTGCTCTGTGTCGTTCTCCGTCGCCTGCAGGATGGTGTCGCCCACCAGCTTCGCAAAGTGCAGCACCTGCCGTCCGTTCTGATATTTCTTGTAATACCAGTCCACCACCATCGACTTGTTGTCAAAATTGATGACGTCGTCCGTGTTGTACTTCTGCTGGATCTGCGGATTGGAGTTGAGCTTTCCCTGCAGCTCCGGGTACTTCTCAACCAGCAGATCGTTGTCCACCATCTCCGTCAGGAAGATGTTCTTCGACTTCTGCAGATCCCGCACGCCCGGCTCCCAGAAGAAAGACAGAATATCCACCGGCTGCACCGAGATATCCCCGAGGCCGTTCAGCTTCGAAGAATCCCACTTCACGTGCCAGATGAGCGTGCCCTGCTTGAGCTTCGTCCACTGGCTGTCCGAATAGACCTCTTCGAAGTCGTTCTGTTCCAGAATGACCGGCAGCACCGAGGAAAGCTTCGCCGCCTCCTCCCGGTCGTCCGGTTCCCGCGGGCGGATGGCCGGAGCCGGATAGGCCGCGATCGCGTCCGCGTGCTTGCCCATGATGACGTTGAAGAGCCACGCCGATGTCCACTTGTCGTCCTCCGGGTTCCCCTTCTGGATCCGCTGCCAGCTGCGCATGCGCCACCAGTCCTCCGACGCAATGACCCGCGCCTCCAGCGCACTCTTGCCCTGCCGGTATTTCTGCAGCGTGTCCATGGCCTTTCTGGCCTGCTCTTCGCCGATGGCCTTTCGCGCCGTCAGCCCGCTCGCCGTGTCATTCTGCATGGTCGTCTGCATCTGCTCTGTCTGCATTGTCCGCTTCCTCCTTCCGCAGGTCTTCCGCCGTGAGTCTCGCCACTTCGTTCTGGATCCCGTCCAGCACAAAGCCCACGATGACCGGCGGCAGCCCCGCCTCGTTGATGGCCTCGATCAGCCGCCCCCGCAGCTGCACCACTGCTTTTGTGATATTCATAGCTCCTCCTATCCGTTATAACTGCTGATTGCCCGGTTGAGCGCTTCTTTCAGCGCAGAATAGCTGTTTGCAAAGTACGTCGCTTCCAGTTTCGTCCCTGCCGATACCGTGCTGACGCTTCCCGCGCCTGTCAGCTTCCCGATGGCGTTTGCCGCCTCGTTGTAGATGGCCGCCGTGATCGTCTGCCCGGCGTAGGCCGTCGTGAAGGAAATGCTCCCGTAGCCTCTGGCGGCCCGGACTTCGTTGATCTTCGCCGTCAGCCGGTTCCAGCTCGCCGCCGTCAGGTATGTCACGGCCTTCCCCGCCGCGATATACGACGCATCGTCGCTCGTCCACGCGAAGGCCGCTATCTGTGCCTTCGTCTCGCCGGATACGGTGTTGGACGTCTTCGAGTCCGTCCCGGCCTTGTTGACGATCCAGAAATAATACGTCGTGCCCGGGTCCAGCCCCGAGACCGTCACCGGCGAGCTGCCGATCGACTGCGAGCCGATGGCCGTATAGCTCGTCTTTCCCCAGTAGAGCGTCCAGCTTCCGTACCCGCCTCCGTTTTTGTTCCATGTGACCGTCGCCGTGTCCTTCGTCAGCGTGACCCCGTTGATAACCGGCGCGACTGCCGTGATCTTCGTCTTGTAGTACACGCGCACGGCCTGCCCGCTCGTAATGGGGATCGTCTCCGTCGCCGCGTGATTTGTCGCATACCCTTCCGACGCGAGCCTGAAATACTGGAATTCATACTCCTGCGAATACGTCTGGTACTGCGTGCCGGACATGGACAGGAAGAACGAATTGCCGATCGTGCCGGAGACGGACCCGTCTGCCAGCGTGTGCTGCCCGTCCAGGTAGTTGTAGATCGGGACCGTCGCGGTCTTGCTTTGGTAGTAGACCTTGACGGTCTGCCCTTCCTGGATGGGGATCGGGTAGCTCGCGTCGTGCTCCGTGTTGTAGTTCTGCGACGAGAGCCGGAAGTACAGGAAATGATACTGCTGCGAGTACGTCTGATACTGCGTGCCCGCGGCCGAGATGTAAAACGTATTTCCGATATCGCCTTTGAAGGACCCGCTCGCCAGCTGCGTCAGGTTATCCAGGAAGTTTAGAATGCTGACCGTCGCCTGTGAGGTCGACTGTGCCAGCGTCCGCACGCTGATGGAGTTTGTCTCGGCGACAAGCGCCCCCGTGTTGCTGTTGTAGATCCGCACGCGGCAGATATACAGCGTGTCCGGCGTCAGACCGGTAATGACCCGGTGGGCCGTCGTCGTGCCCGCAGTCGTGTCCGTCACCGTCGCCATGACCTGTCCCGCAAGGATATATTCATATTTCCGTTTGTACTTCGTCGTTGACGACATACCGGATACCGTCAGCGTGATACTTGTCGGCGTACCCGATGCGCCGGACAGCGTTGCCATTCAGCCAGCCCCCTTATCCGAACACCGGCGTAATGCCGCTTACGCCGCCGGAAGCGATAAACCGGATACTCCCGTCCGATTTTATCTGCATACTGGCTGTCCCAGCCGCGTTCTGCAGATACACATCGCCGCTTGTCGAGCGCACGCGCACCGCCGGGCCGGACAGGTCGACCGCATAGGCCGCCGAGCTGGAGGACGTAAACTGCAGACTGCCCTCCGCGCCGCCGATCGTGCCGTTCGAGAAGTTTGTGCCCGCGATCTCAAGTCCGTTGCTGATGATGTTGATCTCATCCATGATCTGCTTGAGCTTCGTCTGGATGC